CAAGTGGTTGTTGGTTTGGTTGTTTGCAACAAAGGCAGCGATGCTACATTGACCGTGACTCTGCCCACAGCAGCGTTGCTCGATGCAGCCGTTCCTAGCGCAAAAGTTGGCTCTGCTTTTGAGTTGACAATCTGCAACAACAACAACACTGGCGCTTCGTCTACTGTTCCTGTCACCACAGGCACTGGTATCACGATCTTCGGCTCTGTGACTGTTCCACGTTTCGGCGCACATACATACCGTTTTGTGCGTACCGGTGACGCTGCCTACTCGGCCTTCTTGAAGTAAACAATGGGGGCTTCGGCCCTCATTTTTAAAGGAAACATCATGACCTCTAATACCAAACCAATTGGTGTTGCTTTTGAAGACCAAGACATCATTGGGTCTAACTTTGTACTGTCTGGTGGCGAGTTGGGCTACACCGCAGAAGCAAGCGGCACAGTGACTCAATTGACAGACAAGTCCACAGGGGTAACTCTGAACAAGTCTGCTGGTCAGATCACTACAAACAACGCTGCGTTGGCTAACGCCACAAACGTCACGTTCACTTTGACTAACAGCACAATCAGCGCAAAAGACGTTATTATTTTAAGCGTGTCTTCTGGCGCTACTGCTGGTGCTTACAACTGCTGGATTTCTAGCAAGGCTACTGGAAGTTGCACAATCACATTGCGTAACATTTCAGCCAGCCCGCTGTCTGAAGCTGTTGTGATTAACTTTGCAGTTATCCACGTTCTGTAAACCAAATGGGGGCTAATCACCCCCATTCTTAAATTATGAACATTACATTGACACACCCCATCCACGGCGCAAAGATTGCAACAATGGAGTCTGAGGTTGAAATGGATGAAAGAAATGGCTGGACTCGTTATAATCCAGACACGCCTTCTGAAACTGAAGAAGCGGCTCCTGTGAACGTGCTGGAAGTTAAACGCCGTAGAAAAACCACTGCTGAGGTTTAAAAATGACAACGTACACCGCTGGCCAACAAATCGAACGGGCGCTTAGACTTCTCGGTGTGCTTGCTGAAGGTGAAACGCCCTCTGCGGCTACGTCACAAGACGCTTTGATGGCGCTCAACCAAATGATTGACTCATGGCAGACCGAGCGTCTGTCAGTTTTTTCCACGCAAGATCAAATCTTCACATGGCCCGCAGGCTTAATTAGTCGAACCCTTGGCCCATCTGGTGACTTTGTGGGCCTTCGCCCTATCTTGCTTGACGACTCTACATACTTCAGAGCGCCCACCAATGTCTCGTATGGCATTAAGTTTATCAATCAACAGCAGTACAACGGTATTGCTGTTAAGACCGTAACGTCCACTTACCCACAAGTGATGTGGGTCAACATGACGTTCCCTAACATTGAGATGTACGTCTACCCACGGCCTACGCAGGACTTGGAATTTCACTTTGTGTCGGTTGAAGAACTGAACAACCCTGCTACGCTGTCCACAATTTTGTATTATCCACCAGGCTATTTGCGTGCGTTCACATACAACTTGGCCATGGAGTTTGCCCCTGAGTTTGGCATTGAGCCAAGCCCGCAAGTGCAGCGCATTGCGATGACTTCTAAGCGTGACTTGAAGCGCATCAACAACCCTGATGATGTGATGGCGCTGCCTTACGCATTGGTGGCCAACCGCCAGCGTTTCAACATCTATGCCGGTAACTACTAATGAAGACGCCGATTCTTGGCTCTACTTATGTAGCGCGGTCTGTCAATGCGGCAGACGCTCGGATGGTCAATCTCTTTCCAGAGATTGTCCCCGAGGCTGGTAAAGAGCCTGCATTTTTAAACCGCGCGCCAGGTCTAAAGTTACTCAATACCATTGGTACTGGCCCGATCCGTGGCCTGTGGGCGTTCTCGTCTAGCGACAGCACGGCTTTTGTTGTTTCTGGCACACAGCTTTATAAGATCAACACCTCGTATGTCGCCACGCTAATCGGCACGGTGGCTGGCACTGGCCCTGTCAGTCTGGCTGACAACGGCACGCAGTTGTTCATCGCGGCCAATGGCCCCAGCTACATCTACAACAACACGACAAACGCCTTTGGCCAGATCACCGATCCGGACTTCCCTGGCGCGGTGACTGTCTGCTATTTGGACGGCTACTTTGTGTTCAACCAGCCTAACAGTCAGTTGATGTGGGTGACACAGCTGCTAGACGGCACATCCATTGACCCGCTAGAGTTTGCTAGCACCGAAGGCTCACCTGACGGCCTGATTGCCGTGGTGTCCAACTTCCGCGAAGTGTGGGCGTTTGGCACAAACTCGATTGAGGTCTGGTATGACGTTGGTGCAACGGATTACCCTTTACAGCGCATCCAAGGCGCGTTTAACGAGTTGGGCTGTGCTGCCCCTTACTCTGTGGCCAAAATGGACAACGGCCTGTTCTGGCTTGGCCGTGACCGCCGTGGTCAAGGTATTGTTTACCGCGCCAACGGCTACACCGGCCAGCGCATCTCCACACACGCTGTTGAGTGGCAAATTCAACAATACGCTGACTTGTCAGACGCCATTGGCTACACATACCAACAAGACGGCCACAGCTTTTATGTACTGGTTTTCCCTAGTGCCAATACGACATGGGTTTATGACGCGGCCACACAAGCCTGGCATGAGCGTGCTGGGTTTGTTGACGGTAACTTTACACGCCACCGTAGCAATTGCCAGATGGCGTTCAACAACAAAATTGTCGTTGGCGACTTTGAAAACGGCAGAATTTACTCGTTTGACTTAGACGACTATTCGGACAATGGCAGCGTTCAAAAGTGGCTTCGCTCATGGCGCGCGCTACCAACTGGCCAAAACAATCTGCGCCGCACGGCCCAACACACATTGCAACTTGACTGCGAATCTGGCGTTGGCCTGAATCTTGGTCAGGGCAGTAATCCTCAAGTCATGCTCCGCTTCTCAGACGATGGCGGCCATACGTGGTCTAACGAACATTGGAAGTCCATGGGCAAGATCGGCGAGTACTACAAACGTGTAATCTGGCGGCGTCTTGGCATGACAACTAAGTTGCGTGACCGTGTTTATGAAGTGTCTGGCACTGATCCTGTGAAAATTGCAATCATGGGCGCAGAACTTATTCTAAGTCCAACGAATGCGTAGCCCTAACGCTACACCAACGCCAGTCACGCCACCACGAGTGCCGCTGATTGATCCTCGCACGGGCTTAATTGATCGTGCTTGGTATTTGTTTTTTGTGTCGTTAATGGACGCGGCCACAACCGTTTATGACGGCGACCTTGGCCCAAGCCCCGAAGCCTTACTTGCGTCTTACGATGCAGCTTTGCAAGCGTTGGCGCAAGAAGTTGAAACCCAGCCCCCACCAGTTGATTTAAGCGCTGAGTTGATTAAGCAAATTGAAGCGGCGGGGCTAATTGACTGCTGCTCTGGCTTGTTGTCCCAAGTTGCTGAAATGCAAAAGCAATTAGAAGCGCTTAACTTGTTGCCGCCGCCCACACAAGGTACAGTCACTGCTGTGACAGCCACAGCGCCCGTGGTGTCGTCTGGGGGCACTGCGCCTGACATTAGCCTTGCGGCTGGTTATGGCGATACACAAAATCCGTACGCCGCCAAAACCGCTAACTTTGTGTTGGCTGCGCCTAACGGCTCATCGGGCGTACCTACATTCAGGGCTTTGGTAGCGGCTGACATCCCCGCGCTGCCCTATGGTACAGGTACGGTCACTAGCGTGTCTGTCGTGTCTGCCAACGGCTTTGCCGGTACTGTGGCCACCGCCACCACCACGCCAGCAATCACGCTAACGACCACAATCACTGGTCTGCTCAAAGGCAACGGCACGGCAATTTCTGCCGCCGTGGCCAATACAGATTACATGGGCGTCGGCGCACCAATCACCAAGACGGCTGACTTTACGGTTGCCAATGGTGAGATTTGGTACATCAATAACAAGTCAGGCTCGACTTGCACCGTGACCTTGCCAGCCGCATCGTCATGGACTGGCCGCACTTTGACGTTTAAAAACATGCAGGCACAGGCCTTGGTGTCTGCGTCTAGCAACGTTGTGCCAATTGACAGCACGACTGCTGGCACATCAATCCTCTTGGCAGTTGTAGGAAATTGGGCGACAATGGTGTCTGACGGCACAAATTGGGTCATCATGCAACGCGCCGCTAATAACTGCCTCTTATTGGAGTAAACCATGACAGTCACCGTCAAAGTTCTTGTACCGGCTAAATTTGCCGAAAACTCGCAAACAACCCAGTACACCGCGACTGGCGTTACGGCCATTCTTGACAAGTTCACAGCGACTAATATCAGCGCGTCTGCCGCCACGATTAGCGTGAACTTGGTCACATCTGCTGGCTCTGCGGGCAACACCAACTTGATTACCAAGACCAAGACCTTGCAAGCGTCTGAGGTCTATACGTTCCCAGAACTTGTTGGTCAAGTGCTTGGCGTGGGTGACTTTATCAGTACAATTGCAGGCACAGCCAGCGCAATCAACATTCGCGTTTCTGGACGCGAAGTGACTTAAGGAGAACAATATGGGATGGGGTCAACTTATAGGTGCAGGTGCTGGCTTTCTTTTAGGTGGGCCTGCGGGCATGGCGTTAGGCGCGTCGCTTGGCGGTGCTGCTGAAGAAGCTACTGGTGGTGGTGCAACTGGCGCGGCTCGTGAGGCGGCTCAGCTTTCAAATGCCGCAGCAGAACGCGATTTAGCGTTACGTACAAGAATATACGAAGAAGGTCTTAAGCGGCAGCAACCATACGCTGACGTTGGCTTGGAATTTACAAATAAATTAGCCGCTTTACAACGCGGTGGCCCCGGCGCCGGCGCAAGTATGCTTAGTATGGATCCAGGCTACGCATTCCGTTTGGCAGAAGGTCAAAAGGCGCTTGATCGTCAAGCCGCCGCCCGTGGTGGTTTGATTTCTGGCGGCGCTTTAAGAGCAGCGCAACGCTACGGTCAAGAGATGGGTTCGCAAGAATTTGGCAACGCATATAGCCGCATGGCTGGTTTAGCTTCACTTGGCCCTTCTGCGGCAGGTGTTCAAAATAACTTAGGCCAAACTTATGCGACTGGTGCGGGCAACATTATGTCTGGCCAAGGCGAAATGTCTGCAAATGCTTTGCTAGCTGCTCAACAGGCAAGATCATCTTCGTATGGCCAACTTGGTAGCGCTTTAGGTAGATACTTAAACCCAACATCAAGCAGTCCAAGCAATGCTGATATTGAGCGAATGATGTACGGAGGCTAAATTATGGCTGTCAATTTTAATTTGCTTAGACAAGCTGGCCCTGCAAACTTTTACGAAGGTTTGGTACAAGGTCAAGAACAACAACGCGTCAATGCTTTAACGCAACAGAAGATGGCGCAAGAGCAGCAGAAGATGGCGCAAGAGCAAGAGATGAACGCCTTGCGAATGCAACAGACGCGCGGCGCAATTAGTGAACAAGAGCGCCAAATAAAAGCGCAAGCCGTTGCTCAAAAAACGGGG